CGCGGCCGACACCCTGGCGACCCTGCAGGGCGTGACGGTGCCGCCCGGAGATCTGGCCGCCGACTTGGCGGCCCCGGCCGTGCTGGCGGCTCCGGGCCGGGTCGTCCCGGGTACGCTCGATCAGCGGCCCGACAATCCCGAGCCCGGCATCCAGGCCGAAGGCTCCGGACTTCCGTCCATGGTGGAGGCCCCGGCCGGCCCCAACGCCGGGCTCGATCTCGCCCTGACGCTCCAGACGGCCTGGACCGTCACGCTGATCGCCCCGGCCATCATCGACGGCCGCCGCCGGGAGATCGGCGAGACCGTCGAGGTTGACGAGACGATCGCCGCCCAGCTCGCCGCTGCCCAGGCGATCTGACCCGATACCCGGGGGAGATGGCTGATCCCCGCCGTTGAGACGAGCGGGCCGCGCCGAGGTGCGGTCGGCAAGGCCATCCGAGCCGGTGGAAGGCCGGCGCACCCAACCGAGAGGAACGCCTGATGGTCCGTGCAAAGTTCAAGCTGACGTCGATCACCGAGCATGCGCACACCACCGCGCGCACCCTGAAGTTCGCGGCCGAGTACGATCCCTCCATCCCCGAGGACCTCCGCTTCCAGAAGGCGACGCCCTGGGGCCAGTTCGAGATGACGGTCGATAATCCGGCGGCGCTCGGCCAGTTCGCGATCGGGGCCAGCTACTACCTCGACATCAGCCCGACGGCCGCGCCGGCCGACTGATCTCCGGGCTTCGGCCCGGACCCCCATCGCCGCGTTGGATGCGCGTCTCGCGCGGCGATCTCGGGAGGCGGCGGCTCTGGGCGTGCCGCCGCCTCAATCCGCCCCATCCCGAGCCAACGCCCCCGAGAGACGCCCCCCATGACCGCCTTCGCGACCCTGCAGGATCTGATCGACCGGCATCCCGAACAGCTCACCATCCTGGCGGCCGACGAGACCACAGGAATGCGCGACGACGTTCGCGTCGCCCGAGCGATCGAGGATGCCGGCGCCGAGATGACCGGCATCCTGCTCGGCCGCTATTCGGCCGCCGATCTCGACCGGCTCGACGCCACCTCCGAGGCGATCCTGCGCGTCTACTGCATGGATATCGCGCTCTACCGGATCAGCCTGTCCTTCGCCCGCACCTCCGAGGCGCTGAAGGAGCGCTACGAGGCGTCGATCGCCCGGCTCAAGGACATCGCCAAGGGCGCCGGCGGCCTGATCGTGCTGGGCACCGGCGGCTCAGCGCCCGGTGCCGAGGCCGGCGAAGGCGCCACCACGCCCAACGGCGTGATGATCTCGGCGCCCGAGCGGATGTTCACGCGCGAGAGGATGTGGTGATGGGGAGGATGTTGTGATGACGGGCGTCTCGATCACCATCGACCTGACCGGCATCGACCAGGCCCTGACCGCCCTGTCGCGCCTGGTCTCCGGGGTCGGCGACGAGGCCATGATGTCGGCGATCGGCGCGATCGGCGAGAGCCAGACCCGCCGGCGCATCCAGTCTGAGAAGACCGGGCCGGACGGCCAGGCTTGGCCGCCCAACCGGGAAGGCACGTCGATCCTGCTGAAGTCCGGCCAGCACCTGCTCGGCTCGATCGCCTGGACGGCGTCCGCGACCCATGCCGAATGGGGCGCCTCCTGGGAGTTCGCCCATGTCCACCAATTCGGCGCGACCATCGTGCCGAAGCACGCCAAGCAACTGAGCTTCGTCGTCGGCGGCCGGCGGGTGAACGCCAAAAAGGTCACCATCCCACCGCGGCCGTTCATCGGGCTGTCTGAGGACAATGCCCGCCAGCTCCTGCAGATCGTCACCGATCATTTCGGGAGGCTGCTGTCATGACGCCCGTGAGCCTCACCGACCTGATCGCCGTCGATCCGCTCGGCACGCTCAAGGCCGCGATCGTCGCCCGGCTGGCCGAACTGATCACCGGCATCGCGGTCGCCTCGCATCCCGGCCGGCTCGACATCTCGGAGGTCACCGAGCGCGCCATCGTGCAGGCGCCGGGCATCGCGGTCGGCTGGAGCCGGATCCGGGGCGCCCAAATGCTCGACGGGTCGGTGCATCTGCCCATCGACTGGGTCGCCTATCTGGTGGTCGCCGACAAGGTGATCGGCGACCGGGCGGTCGACCGCGAGCGGATCGGCCTGGCGCTCGGCCGGCGGCTCCTGCAAATCCTGTCCGACCGCAACGTGGCGACCTGGGGGCTGACCGGCGTGACCCCGCCGGCGGTCGATCCCGGCCCGGAATTCCGGCCGCTCTTCACGGTCTCGGACGCCGCCAAGGGCGCGGCCTATTACGCGGTCACCTGGAGCCAGAGCCTGATCGACCAGGGCACCGGCCTGTTCGACGGCCCGGATCCGCTCGTCTCCGAGGTGGTCGACGCCGACGGCCGGCCGGCGATCGACTTCGACTTCGGCGACGGCGTTGCCCCGCCGCCGGAAGTGCTCGCCCTGTTCGAACTGGAGGGCTGACCGATGGACCTGGTCGCCTCCGAACTCCGCCGCCTCCGCCGCCAGGTGGTCGACCTCAACCGGCGCCTGGCTCTCGCCCGCGTGCCTGGCACGATCGAGGAGATCGACACGGGCAAGCGCATGGTGCGGGTCAAGATCGGCGAGGATGCCGAGGGCCAGCCGATCCTGTCGCCCTGGGTGCGCTGGGAGGAGCAGGCCGGCAACGCCCTGCTCAAGGTCCATGTCCCGCCGGTGAAGGGCGCCCGCGTGAATCTGGAGTCCCCGTCCGGCACGATCGGCGAGGGCTCGGTCGCGAGCTGGTCGACCTATCACGACGCCAACGCCGCGCCGTCGCAGTCCGACGATACGGCGATGCTCGCGGCCGGATCGAGCCAGATCGAGATGAAGGACGGCGAGATCGTCATCCGGACCGCTTCGAAGCTCACGCTCGATGTCGGCGGCATGGCCTTCGAAATCTCGCCCGACGAGATCAAGGCCGGCAAGACCTTCCGCGCCAAGAACGGATCCCGGCCGGCCCACTACGTGGGTGGCGTCGACGACGACGGCGATCTCGCCATCGACGGCAATGCCGACATGCTCATCTGAGGAGACACCGATGCAGTACCGCGTGACGACGAAGGCCGGCCCGAAGGTCGCCGGCCGCACTGCCAGCCCCGGCGAGGTGCTCGATCTGACCGAGCCGGAGGCCCGTTACGAGCTGATGGCCGGCACCATCGTGCCGGTGGCCGATGCCACCGTTCCGGTTCCCGGATCTGCAGCGGATCCGACGCCGCCGCCGGCGGCGGCCGATGCCCTTGAAGCGACCCTCAAGCCGTCTTCGAAGCGCCGTTAAAGGGGCATCCCGTGCAGACGATCCGCTACCGGACCGGTCTCGACCGCAACACATTCCGCCCGCTGACCGGCTGGGCGCATGTGCAGCAGTCGATCGCCGTCATCTGGACCACGCGTCTCCTGACACGCGTGATGCGGCTCTCGTTCGGCTCGGACGTGCGCTCCTGGCTCGCCGAGGATCTGACGCCCGAAACCGCGATCGGCATCTATGACGAGCTGGTCACGGCCGTGCACACCCACGAGCCGGAATACCGGATCCGCGACCTGCAGTTCGTCTCGCTCAGCCGCGAGGGCGGCCTCGGCCTGAAGCACGGCGGCATCTATTACCCCGAGGGTCGCCTCGGCAACTACACGATCGCCCAGCCGGTCGCCGCCTCGCTGCCGTTGGCCGCGCGCGAGGGCTGGTACCGGCGCAATGCCGTCTTGGGTGTCGGCACGACCGGGAGGACGGCCGCATGAGCGCCTGGACCCTGGACGATCTCGCCGGCCTGGCGCGGCCGGCGATCCTCGAAGAGCTGTCGATCGACGCGATCTTCGCTTCGCGCCAGGCCGAGCTGGTCGAGCGGCTGCAGGCGGCCGGGATCGACTATTCGGTTGAGGATCTGCAGACCGATCCGGCCATGATCCTCCTGCAGGAGGCGGCCTTCGAGGAGACGATCCTCCGGGCGCGGGCGAACGACGTGGCCCGGGCGCGGTACCTCTATTATGCGCGCTTGACCGAGGTCGACCATCTCGGCGCCTTCTACGACGTGGTCCGGCTGCCCGGCGAGTTGGACGCGCGCTTCAAACTGCGCATCCGCCTGGCCATCCAGGGCCGCTCGACCGGCGGGACCGAGCCCGGCTACCGGGGCGCGGCGCTCGGCGCCTCGCTGCGGGTGGCCGATGCGCGGGTCTACCGGGACGGCCGCGCGCCGATCATCCATGTCGCGGTCTTCGCGGCCGACAATAACGGCGTCGCCGACGCGACCCTGCTCGGGCTGGTCCGGACGGCGCTCGAACAGGCCGACCGGCAGGTGATCAACGACACGATCGACGTGCGCTCGGCCGTGGTCGACGTGGTCCCGGTCGCCGCCGATGTCTGGCTCCTGCCGGATGCCGACGTGTCGCTGATCGACACCCTGCGCGACGGCCTGCAGGCCGCCTGGGCGGAGGCCTCGGGCCTCGGCCGCGATCTGACGCGTGCCTGGCTGGCTTCGCGCCTGATGGCCGACGGGGTCGCCAATGTGGTCGTGACCGCACCGGCGGCCGACCTGGTGGTGCCCTTCGATCGCGCCGTCCGGCTCGCCCTGCCGGTGCTGACCTACCGGGGGAGGTCCTATTGACCGCCCATGTTCCGGTCCTGCCGGCCAATGCGACCGACTTCGAGCTGGCGCTCGCGGCCGTGCTCGATCCCCATGCGCGGCTCGCCGATGCTGTCGAGGCGATCCGCGTCGCCGACCAGGCGCCGCCGGTGCCGTTCCTGCCCTTCCGGGTCTGGGAGCTGGGCCTCGGCGAGCTGACCCCCTATGTGCCCAACGTCTTCGCGCTGATCTCCGAGGGCGTGCGGTGGCAGCGGGTCCGGGGCACGCGGGCGGCGATCGACCGGGCGCTGACCTGGCTCGGCTATGCCGGGACGCTGGAATGGCAGCCGACCCGCCGGCGCTGGTGGAATGGCGTGCAGCTGGCGCTCGACCGGTTCCGCGATGCCGAGGCACCCGATCTCGACCGGAGCGAGGGCCTCATGGGCCTGTCGCTGCCGTTCCGCAGCGACTACCTGCGCGG